TTGAAAAATATGAGCGGTTGATTGCTGAAAATAGCGGTAGAGAACACAGAATCTGTGTTCTCTACCGCTAAAATGTTCATTTTATAATTTTTCGGTAGACTGCTGCCTACCGAAAAGCTTCTGTCCCGCATTCCGCAAAACCGGGAGCATAGCCGCCCCGGAATCTGTACAAGCCGATTTCTTTACGTCCGAAACGCCTGGCGGGACTGCTCCCGGTGCGGAAGCAACCACTGGTCGGTAATCGCCACCAGCATAATTATACAATAAAGCACGACGTGTGTCAATGGCTCTTGGGAAGGGGCGAAAAGCCGATTGACAACGGGACACCAAAGGGGTACGATAACAACAATAAAGTGGGAGGAATGAATAATGCAGGAGCAGAAGGAGAAGAAGCAAAAAGGCCGCCCAATCATGGGCGGCCTTGCGCTATTTGGTTGTACCAAAACGAAAAATCCCTGATGCGTGTGCATCAGGGATTTTGCATGGTGACCCAATTGGGTTAATATCCGAACATTTATTTTCATCAGAAGTTGGCACTTTATATGTTTTCGACGGGATATTGGAAAGATTATAAGCGGTTTTGAAAGTCAGATATCCGGGGGTATCATCGTAGACGGTGACGGAGTTTACCAACAGGGAAATGATAGCTGGTTTCATGTTCTCAAGCGGCACAACCTGTTCCCGGACGGCGGTCAGGAACACCACGACCATTTCCTTTGTCAGTGGAATCACGCCCCGCTCTTCTTCCAGTAGCTGGGCGGATAGCCCTTTGCGCTGTTCTTCCAGTTCTGCTATTCTGGACACCAGCACATCCGGGGCGGCGGAAGCGGATTCGATAGCCCTTGTCAGGTTTGAGACCTTCTTTTCGATGTCCTTTATCTGTTGCCAGATTGCCGGAATATTCGTATTCTTTTGGATATCTTCCTCAGACTGCTGGGCGGCAACTGTCGCCACATACTCAATGATATCATCTGTCAGCACGGATAGCGCATCCTGCGCAACCACGTCTTCTATCCAGTCCTTTGGGACTGGCTTTTTATCGCAACTGCCCTTGCGCTTTCTGGTGGAACAGGCGTAGTAGTTATAGGTTTTTCCGCCCTTCCCCCTTCCGCATTCACCAATCATCGGAGCCCCGCAGTGTCCACAGAAAATTTTCCCGGACAAAAGATACGGTACCTTTGCTTTCCCACGGGCGGGAGCCTGCCCATTGACTTTCAGGCGGGATTGTACGGCATTCCAGAGTTCGCTAGATACGATCCTAGGAATAGCGTCTTCCGTGCGGATTCCGTCAAAGGTGTAGACGCCTATATATTTTTCGTTTCGGAAAATATTTTTGAAGCTGGACTTATTAAATTTTGCCCCCTTTGCCGTCCGATACCCACGGGCGTTGAAGCTTTCGCAGATGTCAGCCACGGTTTCACCATTTGCATACCGGCGAAAGGCTTCTTCAACCAGCGGGGCGGTAAGTGGGTCTATTTGCAGGCGCTTATTCTCAATTCTGTAGCCTAACGGGGTGGGGCCTCCGGTGTTGTTGCCCTTCCGTGCGGTCTCGTTCATGCCCCGGCGTACCTTCTGGGACAGCTCCAGGGAATAGTATTCTGCCATTCCTTCCAGCAGGGCCTCCAGGATCACACCTTCCGGGTTCTTGGAAATGCCCTCTTTGGCGGATTCTACATTGCACCCGGCTTTCCTGAGGCGCATACGGGCGATAGCAGCGTCTTCCCGATTCCGGGCAAATCTATCCAGCTTGTACACCAAAACCGTTTTCCACTGTGCCCTGAGGCTGTCGGCAAGCATCTGCTGGAATGCTGGCCGCTTATTCATGCTGGCGTGTGCGGAAATCGCCCGGTCAACATAAACAGCGGCGATCCGGTAGTGATGGTGCTTACAGTATGCTATCAGCTCCCGGAGCTGCCCTTCGATGGACTGTTCCGTTTGCCGGTCAGAACTGTAGCGCATATATAGACAACAGACGGTATCACAATCTACGGAAAACACGTCTGGGCTATCTGTCAACTGCTTTTGCTCGGCAGCAGTCAGGGCAGACATATCAAATGGCGGGAATATTGTCATAATGTTTTCCTCTTCTTGGACACAATCCTAATCCTTTCTGTCATCAGATGCACCCGATACTGCTTTCTGCTGCTCCCGCTCAATCTGCGCAATACTCTTTTTCGGGGTTGGCAAATCTTCCGGCATTGTGCCCCCAAGTTCCTTGATGGTCTGCCTAACCTTTTTGCCTACCTGAAAATGTGTGTCATAGGCAGCCTGTTTACCCTTAATGTTATCCCTGCGAAGCTTTTCGTCTGTCTGGGTGGCTCTGAATAGATTTGCGGCCAGTTCGGTACTTCCCATATGGTCGAGGATCTTCTGACTTTTCTTCAATCCTTTTCTATCGTGGATTTCCTTTGCTCCGAGACCGCCGTATAATCCCTGATAACCCTTATTCTGAAAAATGGCATATTCTCTTTGATCTTCAATACCTGCCATCTGTGCAGCTTCTGTCAGTGATTTATTATGTGCAGTTATCTCATTTCGGATTGCAAGTCGCTTTTGATCTTCGGATAATTGGTCGTAGCTTTCGGAAAGCTCCTGTTGCCGTGTCTTTACGGCAAAGTATGTCTGCCCAATGGCAATCATTTTTTTCTCCGGGTCACCATTCATGACGATCAAATAACATGCATAGCGGTCTAGTGCATAATCACCAATTTTTCGGGTTGCGCCACTACCTAAATTTGTGAAAGTGGTAGCGTTGCCAAAATGGTCTTCCGGTGCATAACCGCTAGTTTTGCAGGCTTCCATAGCCTTGAAAATGGCATATTCAAAATTTCGCCAGTCAGCATACTGCAATACATGGCACAGCTCACGGGCAAGCCAGTATTCAGCACCGCTTTCGTCAATATGCCTGATGCTTTCAAAAGTTTTCTCACTATATTTTTCTAGTTCATTCATAAAAAGTACCTCAATGAGAACGACAACACAAGTACGAAAATTCCCTTTTATATGTCCGATTTATTGGACTTATATGGTGCTATGATCTGTCATAAGTCGAACATATATTCGATAATAAATTTAATGCGAAGGAGCGACGGCAATGCGAGAGGAAGTTTTGAAGATGGTGAAACAGTTGGATGAGGAAAGCGCAGAAAAGGCACTTAACCTTGCAGTTGCTCTTTTATTAGCGCAGAAAGAATCTCAGAAAGAGAATCTGAAAAGCGTTCCTTGTTCTCCGGTGTAAGCATATCGTACACTTTCATAATAGCCTCGACTTTATCATTTAGAGCCGTGGCTATTTCTTTTTCTTCCGGGGTGCTCTCGGAGAAGTATTCCACCGGGACACCGAAGTAGTCGGCCAATTTCGCAACGTAGATATCGCTTGGCTTGCGTCCGGCCTTCCAGTTGGATACCGTCTGCTTTGGAATTCCTGCTTCAATTCCGGCCCTTGACGGCTTCAAGCCTTTCTCTTTGCAAAGGTTCACGAAATTACTGTAAAAATTCACATAGTCAATCTTCATTTTTTGTACAGTCCTCCAAACGTTGACTTTTGAGACTTTTGGTGTTGACATTTGGGACTTATGGGACTATACTAATGCCATGAACACCGATTCTTAGAAAAAAGGTACAGAAAACCACGGGGCAGGAACCCCGATTTCTCGAAAGTTCCGGCTCCGGCGAGTAGCGAATGGATTATTGTTTCGGCAAACTCAGTATACCATGCGCTACTCAGTTTTTCAAGCCTTTTCCGGAAAAAATGTTCAGAGAATTCATTTTAGGAGGAGGGACAAATGCATGACAAAGCTGAAGCTCCCACAGTCTTACGGGGAGCGGGAGAAACTGGCAAAGTACATCCGGGAGACGCTGAACACCTACAATCTCCGGAACAACTGGTTAATTCAGCAGCTGGAGATGGAGGGATTCTTCATCACGGCACAGCAAGCCAGCGACGCACTGGCGGTGCGTATCCAGTTCCCGAAAACGGACGAGTTCCTAGCCAGGGCGGAACGGATTTGCACGAACTACAAGCGGAGTTGCTTCGGTCAAGTGCGATCCGGGAAATAGGCCGCATGGCTAGGGCGTTCATGAAGGAACATCCGGAAGACTACGCAAGAATCTACCGTAATTTGTTTGGTGAAAGGACAGGCAACAATGACAGTTTTGATTAAGCAGCGGGAACCTGACCCCGATACCCTGAAACGACACGATTACGTCCGAGAGAATGTTGTAAAGGTGAAGGTGTACAAAGGAATCGATAAATGCTACTACCTGTATTTGCGAGATGAAAAAGAAAACGCCGTCCTTTCTCTGGCTCTGTATTGGGGCACCTGAAAGGATTATAAATCGGTCAATCTGAAATTTCAACAACAGGAGGTTACACCATGGCAAGAAGAAAAACGGCAGACGAAGCCATTGAGGCCGAAATTGAACGGCTGAACAAGCTTCCCGCCGTCAAGCTGGCCCAGAAGGAGCAGCGGCTTTTGATGGCCCGGAAAAAGCGGCTTTATGACCTGAGATGGTTAAAAAAGCGGGGCGAGGCGTTGGCGGCGGCGGGCTGGACGCTGGACACCATCGGATTGCTTTATCAGGACGCCCCGGAGGACGCCGGGGAAACGGAGGAATAACAGTGGACGGTTTCAGCATGGACGGGCGGGGGCTGCTGGGCCGGTGTGAATCCGGGGAACTGTATTTCGGCCCCCAAAGCGACACCCCGGAAAAGCGGCGGGCGCTCCTGGAACCGGCTATGCTGTCCTTTGCACGGAGCATCCGCAAAAATCACCCGGAGATTTTGAAACAAATCGCTAAAGAAAGCGAACGGAAAGAGGGAAAACGCAATGCCTGACGAAAGAAAAGTAAACGACTATGACCCGGAGGATATCGGGTTGAAAGGAATCTTTGGGGACAGATGGCACGACGAGACCCAGGACGCCGACAAGGCCCCCGAACCCAAGAAACAATCCGCCAACACCCCGGCCCCGGAGAAACCGGCGCAGAAGCAGACAGCGGCCCCCGTGGCGGCCCAGTGGGAGCCAGCTAGACCGGCCCCCGGCGTCATGGACAAGCTGATTGACTGTGCAAAGCATACAACCTTATTCGGTGGCCTGAGCTTCCTTTGCTTCTATTGGGAACAGGCTGGATTGATGGCCGAGTCTATCGCCGTTCCCTGTATGTGCGTATGCACCGCCCTTCTGGGCCTGAGCGTTGGAAAACTGCTTGCGGGAGGTGGCCGGTGATGTTATCCGATAACCCGGAAATTGATTTTCTACGGAAGGACAAGCAAGAAACCGCCTGGATCAAGCGCCGCCCGATTTGCTTACACTGCGGGAACCCAATCCAAGAAGACCGGCTGTGGGCGGTTTACGGGCAGCTATACCACGAAAAATGCGCCCGGGCAGAGTTTGAAGCAGATACGGAGGATTTCATTTTATGAAGGTGTTGATAGCCTGCGAAGAATCGCAAACCGTGTGCAAGGCGTTCCGGGAGCGTGGGCATGAGGCCTACTCCTGCGATATTCAGGAGCCGTCCGGCGGCCACCCAGAATGGCACATCTTAGGGGATGCGCTAAAGGCCATCGGGGGGGGGCAAGTGACCACCATGGACGGACAAGTGCATGATGTTTGGCAGTGGGACTTGCTGATTGCGCACCCGCCGTGCACCTTCTTAAGCTATGTTTCCGGTATTCATTTTTCGCTAAAACACACGCCGCCCGAAAAGGTGGTTGCCCGTTGGCGAGAGCGTGCTTGCGCTGCTGTGTTCTTCATGCGATTCTGGCTTGCAAACGCAGAGAGGATAGCAATAGAAAACCCGGTTGGCTTTATAAACACAGCATACAGAAGTGCAGATCAGACAATCCACCCCTATATGTTTGCAGAATCGGTAGACGATAAAGAGCAGTATGTAACAAAGGCAACTTGCTTGTGGCTGAAAAATTTACCGAAGCTGAAAACAAACGGCCTGCCTAAGCCGGATAACGGGAAGCTTTTCGGGAAACTGCCCAGCGGGAAAAACCGCACCTGGGAGGATACATACAGCCGGAGCGGGAAGGTCAGAAGCAAGACCTTCCCCGGTATTGCCGCCGCAATGGCGGAACAATGGGGGCGCTGCTAGACAATGATTGAAAAAGTGATCCTTGCCAACCGGGCAGAATGGTTGAAGCACCGATTGCATGGGATCGGCGGAAGCGAGATCAGCGCCGTGGTGGGTCTGAATCCCTACATGTCAAACGTGGATTTGTGGGAGCGGAAGACCGGCCTTGTGGAGCCGGAGGACATAAGCGACAAGCCATATGTCAAATATGGCACCCAGGCAGAACCGCTATTGCGGGAACTTTTCAAGCTGGATTTCCCACAATACGATGTTTTCTACGAAGAAAACAACAGTTTTCGAAACTCCCGGTATCCGTGGGCTTTGGCGTCCCTGGACGGCTGGCTACGGGACGAAAAAGGCCGTGTTGGCGTGTGGGAATGCAAGACAACCAACATTTTGCAGTCCATGCAGAAGGAGAAATGGAACCATCAGATTCCCATGAACTACTTTTGCCAAGTCCTGTTCTATATGGCAGTCATTGAGGCGGATTTCGCAATCCTGAAAGCCCAGCTAAAGACGGAATTTGAAGGGGTTCCGTATCTGCAAACCCGGCACTATTACATTGACCGGGCCGACGTGCAAGCCGATATAGATTACCTGATGGAAAAGGGAGCCGCATTCTGGAAATGTGTTGAAAATGGTAAAAGACCGGCGCTCTTGTTGCCGGAAATTTAAGGAGGTAAACGGTAAAAAATGGAACTGATTGTAACGGAATTACAGCTTCCGGGAAAGATTTCCTTCAACTATGAGGATTTGAAACGGGAGCTTGCAGAAAAAGTCAAAGAATACAGTTCTTTGGTCTACACGGAAGCCCAGATTCAGGAAGCAAAGGCAGATCGTGCAAACCTGAACCGGCTGAAAAAAGCCCTGAATGACGAACGTATCCGGCAGGAACGGGAGTTCATGAAACCATTTGCCGAATTCAAAGCCCAGGTTCGGGAGCTGTGTGGGATCGTGGACAGCGCTTCTTCGGCCATTGATACCCAGGTCAAGGCATTTGAGGATGCCCAGAAGCAGAAGAAAGCCGATGAAATCAAGGCGTATTGGGATTCCAAGGATACCCCGGAATGGATGCGCCGTGATAATCCGAAGTGGCTGAATGCTTCCTACACCATGAAAGCCATTGCGGCGGAAATTGATGGTTTGTTGCTTCAGATTCAGAAGGACATGGACACTTTGGACGGAATGGGCGTTTGCTTTGAAGCTGTCCAGAAGTACCAGACCACCCTTGACCTGAACGCCGCTCTTGCGGAAGATTCCCGGATCAAGGCCCAGGCGGAAGAAAGGCGGAAATGGGAGGAAGACCACGCACAAGCCCAGATTCCTATGGACACATCTTGTAAAGCCGTTGAAAGCCCTACGCTGGAAGTTTCTCCGGAGCGTGAAAATATCCGTCCGACAGAAGAAACCGGCCTTGTGCGGTCGTGGGTGGGCTTTCAGGCGTATCTTACAATTCCGGAGGCCCTGGAACTGAAAAAATACTTCCGGGAAAGGGGGATCAAGTTTGAAGCGCTGTAAAAATTCCTAGGGAACCCCACAAAAACGAAAGGAGCATTGAAAAATGGCATTGAACAACAATCTAGCCAAGAAACCCCCGGTCAACAAAGACTTGCAGTCTACCACCTTCCAGGTGAACGGTATGGCGGTGACTCTGACCCCGGCGATTGTCCGGAACTATCTTGTTTCCGGCGACAAGGAAAAAGTTTCCATGCAGGAAGTTTCCATGTTTATCAACCTCTGCAAATTCAGCGGCTTAAACCCCTGGTTAAAGGAAGCTTACTGCATCAAGTACGGGAATGAACCCGCTACCATGGTGATCGGCAAGGAAGCATTCCTAAAGCGGGCCAACCGCAACCCCGTCTATGACGGCAGTGATTCCGGAATTATCGTTTCCGACACCGAGACCGGAGAAGTTTCCTACCGTGTCGGCACCTTCTACGCCCCGACAGAACAGGTTATTGGCGGCTGGGCGGAAGTCTACCGGAAAGACCGGGCCCATAGTACCCGGGTAGAAGTCGGCTTTGAGGAATACGCCGCAAAGAAGAAAGACGGCACCCTGAACAGCCAGTGGAGCAAGAAGCCCGCTATCATGATCCGTAAGGTTGCCCAGGTGCAAGCGCTGCGGGAGTCCTTCCCTGAGGACTTGGGCGGCCTCTACACGGCAGAAGAACAGGGGTATGAGGAAACACCGCCAGCTGTGGGTGAAATCCCGTTAGAGCCTGCCCAGGAGCCCGAGATGAAGCCTGAGGCACCAACCCCAGACGTCAAAGCCGCCCTTTTCGGCGACGAATAACCACATGACGGCACGAAAGGGGGTGTAAGCATGGCACAGCAAATGGTCAACGGCAGCTATTACAACCAGGATATCACCGTGACAAACCGCATGACTGACCGATACGCAGTTGTTGGGGAGCCCTTCCACGGGGCCCACCTGAAACCTCAGGACAAGGGCGCACTGCTGCGGCGCAAGACTAACAACGCCCTTAAAGCGTCGACTATCGTCAATGGGCACCTGGTGAAAAAGGCGAAAAAGCGGGATAACCGCTAGAATCAGCAAAAAAGGAGTAAAACCAATGGAAAATATCAATTTGCAGAAAATGGTGGGCGGCGCACTGCAAGAGCAGTTCGAAAAGTCGTTTGCCAATGTGGTGGAGAACCTTTCCGACCCCAATACCCCATTCAAGGAGGCCCGGAAAATCACCATTGAGCTGAAATTTACCCAGAACGAGATGAGGGACGACGTTTCCTGTGCCATCAAGGTGGTTGAAAAGCTTTCGGCACAATTGCCCATGCAGACCGCTTTCATGATCGGGAAGAACCTGAAAACGGGGCAGGTATACGCCAAGGAATACGGACGTAATAACCGCTTGCCCGGTCAGATGCAGCTTGACGAAGAGCCGGAAATCCAGTGTGACCCGGAAACCGGCGAGGTCATTGAGCCGATGCCGTCAACCGTTATCGATATGCGCAAGGCCAAACAGGCCTAAGAAAGGATGGTAAACCATGATTGAAAAAGCCTTGAAGTACATTGTCGGCCTTTCGTCCCCCGTTGTCCAGACCATTGGCGGGGAGACCTATTCTGACAAGCCCCTGGAACGGGTGGATTTCACCCCCTTAGCGTCGCCTATTCAGCTTTCCACCCTGCGAAGCCTGGTGGATTATATCAAGTCCCACATGGACACCATCGGGCCCGACAATGGACAGAATATGTTTATCCACGTCCTGAGCCCTACGAAAGTCCGTATGTATTCCGAGCTGAACAAGAACCGGGATCGGGAGTATATCGCAGAGGTTACGGCTGATGTGCCGGTATTCAGCTTCAATCGCTGGATTGACCACGAAACTTTCTGTATTGCCCTCCAGTCCAAGTTTCTTCCCGCCGACAACGGCGGACAGGATGACCGGGCGCTGCTGCTGAAATTCGCCGGAACCGTGGAAAGCGGCACGATTGCGGAATACGGGGACGATGGCGTGACCCAGAAAGCGACCATTAAGACGGGGATCGCCAAGAAGGGGGACGCTGTCATTCCGAACCCCGTTTGTCTTAAAGCCTATCGAACCTTCATCGAGGTGGAGCAGCCGGAAACCCAGTACATTTTCCGGATGCAGGACAAAGGCGGCATTCAGTGCGCCCTCTTTGAGGCGGACGGCGGCGCTTGGGGAATCCTTGCCATGGATAGGATCAAGTGCTACTTGAAAGACGCCCTCAGCGGCGTAGCCGGGTATATGGTCATTTCCTGATTTCTGGCCCTTGGCGGGTGGAGGTTAACCCGCCAACCCACACACAAAAGGAGGGAAACCAAAAATGACGGTCAAATTTACCATTCCCGGGGCCCCACAGGGCAAGGAACGCCACAGAACCGCCCCGAACGGGGTTACATACACCCCCAAGAAGACACGGGGCTATGAAAAGCTTGTCGCCTGGGCGTACCAGTGTGAGGCCCACGGGGCGAAGTTCACCGGCCCCGTATATGTGGACATTATCGCAATTTACCCCGTTCCGCACTCCTGGAGCCGGATTAAGCAGGGGCGGGCGCTTAATGGGGAGATTATCCCCACTGTAAAGCCGGATTGGGACAATATCGGGAAAATCGTGTGTGACGCCCTGAACGGGATTGCTTACAAGGACGATTCCGCCGTAGCAGAAGCCCACGTTGTCAAGCGCTACGGGGCCCGTCCGTGCGTAATTGTCCGCCTGACTGAAATGGGGGTGCCCGTCAATGACGCAGAATGAACGTATCTTGCGGCATATGCGGGACTACGGCAGCATTACCCAGGCCGACGCCCTGACAGACTATGGGTGCTACAGGCTGGGCGCAAGAATCTATGACCTGAGAAAAGCCGGGTATCCGATAGCGAAAGAAACCGTTACGGGGAAAAACCGTTACGGGGAGTCCACCAGCTACGCCCGGTACTATATCGCCGAAGAGGACACACCCAATGGATGAAATCAAGTGGATCAAGATTACAACGGATATTTTCGATGATGAAAAAATCTTGTTGATTGAGAGCTTGCCGGAGGCTGATTCCATCATCGTTATCTGGTTCAAACTGCTTTGCCTTGCCGGAAAAATGAATAACAGCGGCGTTTTCGTGATGAACAACAAGATTGCATACACCGACAAGATGCTTGCAACCATTTTCCGGCGCAAGGAAGCCACTGTGCAGCTTGCTTTGAAAACCTTCGAGAATTTCGGCATGGTGGAGCTTATCGACGGCATTATCACTATCCCTAATTGGGGAAAACACCAGAAATTGGAACAATTGGAGGAAAGAAAGCGCTATCAGCGGGAATATCAGCGGGAATACCGGAACAAACAAAAGCTTTTAGCCGGATTAAAAGACGGCGAAAAGCCGGAGCCCGACGAAGGGGCCAATGAACCCGGGGATGGAGAACCGGAACCCGATGACAAAAAAAATGACGGTAAATGTTTACATAAACATTTACATGAACCCAACGTTAACACCCTAGAAGGAGAAGAAGAAAGAGAATTAGAAAGAGATATAAAAGAAAGTAAAAAAGAAAAGGTCAGAGAATCTTCCCACACCCTGTTTATGCGCCTTTCTGGTGATTATATCTTCTCCGACACCCTGAAAGCCAGGATTGGGGAATGGATTACTTACAAGACCGAGCGGAAGGAACCCTACAAAGAGCAGGGCATGAAATCACTTTTGCGGCAGATTGAAAACAACGCTATGAAGTACGGGGATGCGGCGGTATGTGAGCTGATAGAAGAATGCATGGCTTCCAGCTGGAAGGGGATCATCTTTGACCGGCTGAAAAATAAGCCGGTCAGGTCAGTAACTAACCGCATTGCAAACCGTGTTTCGGACGTGGATAACTGGTAGGAGGCGAAAAACAGTGGAAAGAGACGAATTCAAAGTGCTGGTTAAGGGGATGAAAGCCGTATATTCCCAAGAAACCTTTATCCCGGATCAGGACGCTTTCAACATGTGGTTTGTCCTGTTGCAGGATATCCCCTATGAGGTTTGCCGGGTGGCCGTGCAAAAACACATGATGCTTAACAAGTTCCCGCCCACGGTGGCCGAAATCCGGGAATTGGCGGCTACCGCCGTCAACGGTAGGGCCATGACATGGGGGGAATCATGGGAAAAGGCCAGAACCGCTATTCGCCGTTACGGGTCATACAACCAGACGGGGGCCCTGAACAGTCTTGACCCCGTGACACGGAAGTGTGTGGAAAGCATGGGGTACAAAAATCTATGCTTCTCTGAAAACGAAATGGCCGATAGGGCGCACTATCAGCGGCTTTTTGAGGTGTTTTCCAAGCGGGAACAGGAAGACCGGCAGCTTTCGGCCCCGCTGCTGGAAGCAATCCATCAATTCCAGCTGAAAGGCATGGACGGGGAGCCCTTGAAAATCGGGGAAGGGGGTGGCGAATAATGGCCAAGAACTGCGGAAACTGCGGCGTTGACACGGTTAACGACTACGAAACGTGCATCTACTGCATTGACACAAAAAGCGGCACCCCGTCTAGATGGACGGAAGGTGAAAACTATGTCCCCGATTCTATCAGCCTCCGGGCCGTTCAGTGCATCGAAAGACGAGCAAAGCAGAACGGCGTGAAGGTGGGTAAAGAACTGGACAAGATCGAAGTTGGCCGGGAACTGTATTACAGGTGGAAAAAGGACAACAACACAATTTCCGGCTACTATCTGCGGCTTATGGCCTTGAACGGCTATGACACATATTACATCTTGACTGGATTGCGGGGGAAATCAGATGGCAAGGAATGATTATCTATCCAGGCAGAAAGCACGGGAACAGGAAGTGTTTGACGCTGGAATGCGGATTGGACGGCAACAGATGTGTGATTATTTTTCCCTTGCTCTCCGTGACCCGGATGTAATGGGGAAGGACACGTTTTCCGGAAAGCGCATTTTGAAGGTGCTGAACAAAGTCCATGACCTTATATGTAAGTTTTCCACGGCTTTTGAAAAGTGTGACGAAGCGGACTATTACCAGACAATGCTTGATAAGCTGCTGAAGGAAGCTTACGGAGACGAAATCAAAGATGGTTTTTACGGATTTTCAGAACGGTATGAGATCGTCAAAAAGTTTAACTACCGTACAGCGAAATGGGAGTGATAAACGGTGAGAAAACAAATTCAGCTGATAACGCTATTATTCGAAGACTTGGATGAAAACCTTACTCTTTTCAGGGAAAACGGTGGACACTCCATTGGAAATTGCAATTGGATGGATAAAAACCACGGGAAAACCGCTATCAAACGGAAAATTACCATACTGCGGCAGGAGCTGCTTAACCTGGAAGGAATGGTAGATAATGAATGAAGTCAAGCTGAAAAAGTGCCCGTTTTGCGGTGGTAGTGCGGGATTCCTAGTGACAAGAGTTTACAGTCAGGCCATAAAGCACAGTTGGGAATTTACAGTCCATTGCACCGATTGCGGCGTGAGATTGCCAAAAGAGGACTTCCGTGTGCAGGCTTGTTTGAACGACAACGGGGGGATTGTGTTTGCCCCCGACGAACGCCAAAAGGCCGCCGATATGTGGAACCGGAGGGCTGGAAAATGAAAGGAATTTTCCATTTGAACCTGAGCATTCGGGGCGGCCTTGCGAACGCTGAGGCCCTTTGTGGGTGCATCACCGTTGACGGGAAAACGTTGAACACTGTCCCGGAAGTAAAGAACTTCTTGCGGGAGCAGCTGGACATGGGGCGGGAGTGCCTTCCGTTCGGTGACTGCGACAATTTCGACTACAAAACCGGTTGTAAAGGCCACTTTGTGGAGGAATGATGATGGAATGTAGGAACTGCAAAAATCTTAAAAATTGCAAAAGACAGTGCATGAAATTGCCGAACGGTATGACCTGCGGGGACTGTATCAACTTTGATTGGTGCAGTATGGCGTATTCGGTTAAGCCGGAATACACGTCTTGCGACTTTGAGCCAATCAGATTTAAGGCCAAGGAAAAGGAGTTAAACCATGGATAAAATCAAATTGAAGCCCTGTCCGTTTTGCGGGAGATCTGTGGAAATAATAAGCAGACCGCTTTTTGAAATTCCGATGGTAGTCTGTACAAATCAACTTTTCTGCGGTGCAGCGTTGAGCTTTGTTGGTGCTGAAACCGAAGAAACAGTGATGAAACGTTGGAATGAACGGAAGGAGGCGCAAAAATGAGCAATGAACCCACCTACATGGACTGCTGGAACTTTATCGCCCCGCTGATTCCGGAAGCCAGAGTTTCCCACTGGCAGCCGCTTCCAGAACCGCCGAAGGAGGAACAAAATGAGACCGATTGACGCCGACAAGCTGCTAAGGGATTTGCGGGGTATCTGTGATGTGCTGGAATGCCAAGGCGACCCGTTTTTAGCGGCTATTGTCCTACGCTGTATCCGGTGCGTAGAGAACCAGCCCACGGTGGAAGCAGTACCAAAACCCGAAAACGAGTAGGTGAATACATGAACAGCGCAAAGGTATTTTTCAAGAGCCTGAAAGGCATTGACAAGCGGATTATCCGCAAGGAAGAACAGCTACGGCAGCTGCGGGAAGCCGCTACCAGCACTACGCCGGTCATGCAGGACGCCAATATTAAGCCGTCCGGCACGTCCCGCCCCGTGGAGGATAACGGGAGCAAAATAGTTGACCTGGAAGCCGACATAAAGGCAGACCGGGACAGGCTATGTGATGTGCGAATGAAAGCAAACCGTATTATCCGGAGTATCCCGGACAAGGCCCAAGGGGATTGTTTGGAATGCGTCTATATCATGGGCAAGACCCTAGATGAAGCGGCCACAGAATTAGGGTATTCCCATTCCGGAATCCGGAAATTGCACGGTTACGCCCTGGTTTCTGCCAATAAAATTTTGGACAATGACAAAAACAGTGACCCAAAGTGACCCAAAGTGCCTTGAAGTGACCCAGCCATTTATGATAACGTTATAATAGCAAAAGCATAAGACGGGTTCCTTCCTGAACCCGCTCCGGGTTTTACTTCCTTCCCGGGGTGGGTTTTTGTTTTGCATATTCCGAAAGAAAGGTGATGAATTGTGAGCCAGTTAACAGCGAAACAGCAGCGGTTTTGTGACGAATATTTGATTGATATGAATATCACTCAGGCCGCAATTCGGGCCGGGTACTCCAAAAAGACGGCGTATGCTATCGGACAGGAGAACTTGAAGAAACCTATGGTTAAGGAGTACATAGAAAAGCGGATGGCCGAAAAGGAGGCCGCTCTGATTGCGGATCAGACGGAGGTCATGCAGTATTTAACGTCGGTCATGCGGGGCGGCAGCTCTTCCAGCGTCCTAGCACGGAACGAAGCCGGGGCCGACCGGGTGATAGAAAAGCCCCCCGACGAAAAGGAACGGTTAAAGGCGGCTGAACTGCTGGGCCGTGCCCACATGATGTTTACCGACAAGGTGCAGCAAGATGTGGATATGGACTTGAATGTAACGGTTGACTACGGTGATGACGCCGGACAGGAATAAACAGCATGGATATTAAGATTCAGGCAAACCCAGGCTTTCGGGCGGTTAACCAGAGCCGGAAACGCTACATTGTGGAAAAAGGTTCGGCGGGTTCCGGAAAGAGCGTGGACGCCGCCCAGGAATACATATTGCGCATGATGCGGGACAAGGGCCGAAACCTTGTGGCTATGCGTAAATCTGACATTACCAACCGGGACAGCACCTTTGCAGAGCTTACGGGTGCCATATACCGGATGTTTGGGGACAAGGCGGGCCTATACTGGGCTATCAACATGTCCCCGTTAAAGCTGACCTGCAAGGCCAACGGCAACCAGATTATATTCCGGGGCATGAACGATGACAAGCAGCGTGAAAAGCTAAAGTCCATTACCTTCCAGCGTGGCAAGCTAACAGATGTTTGGTTGGAGGAAGCCACAGAGTTTACACAGGCGGATTTCGAAATCATAGATGACCGCTTACGGGGTGAGTTACCCCCCGGCCAGTTCTACCAGATTCGTATGACCTTCAACCCAGTGAATAAAAATCACTGGATCAAGAAGGTCTTTTTTGATATTCCGGACGAAAACGTTCTGACCCATCATTCCACCTACCTGGAAAACCGCTTTATTGATGCCGCTTACAGGGCCCGCATGGAGCGTAGAAAGCTAGTTGACCCGGAAGGATACCAGATATATGGTCTGGGCGAATGGGGCGAGATAGGCGGCCTGATACTCCACAATTGGAAAATCAAAGAAGTATCACAAAACCTGAATGATTATGACGATATTGCCATAGGGCAGGACTTTGGTTTCAACCATGCGAATGCTATTTTGCTTCTGGGTATCAAGGATGATGACATTTCCATTCTGAAAGAAATCTATGTGTTTGAAAAAGACACAGCGGAAATCATTCAGCTTGCAAGGGACATTGATGTCCCTACCAAAAAGCAAATGTGGTGTGATTCGGCAGAGCCGGATAGAATCAAGATGTGGCAGAAAGCCGGGTTCCGGGCCCGGGGCGTAGACAAGGGCGGTTCTTCCGGTTCTGTCAAAGCCCAGATTGACTATCTAAAGCAGCGCCGGATATTTGTCAACCCCCATTGCGTGAATACAATCAAAGAACTTCAGCAATGGAAATGGAAAAAGGATGAAAAATCAGGCGAATACCTAGACGATCCCGTTCCTTTCCAGGATGACGCTATGGCCGCTCTGCGGTACGGCGTGGAAGGTTGGCGGAAGGTCAAGCGGTGGCTGGTTTAATCAACAAGGAAAAGGAAGTGCCCACGAATGACATTGAAAGAAATCCTCCCACTGTTTGGCGGCGGCCTGGTGGGATTGCTTACGCTGATTCAGATTTCACCTATCAAGGTAGACCCGTGGTCTATGATCCTGGAATGGTTGTGGCGTCCAATGCTTTCCAAAATGGAAACACTTGAAAAGGACATGAAGAGCGTGAAAATGGAAGTTGCCACGATTCGGGACGAAAACCGGGAAATCCACGCCAAAGATTGCCGGGTTAGAATCCTCCGCTTTGCGGATGAAATCTATTTGCAGCAGCCCCATAGTCAGGAACACTTCAAGCAAATCCTGGGTGACATAACACACTACGAAAAATACTGCGACGCACACCCGGAATTCGAAAATCAAATTGCGGTTGCCGCAATCCAGCAAATCAAGGATACATACAACGACAGACTTAAAAAGCATGACTTTTTGTCTTGAATGGTGGTGATTAGATGCTATCCATAACGGAAATTCAGAAATTTATTGACGATGACGGCCAGAGCAAGCGGAAGCGCCACGCAAAGACCGGCTTGAGGTATTACGAGGGCGACCACGATATTAAGAAATATCGGATATTCTTCATCGACGAAAACGGCAAGGTTCAGGAAGACAAGACGAAAAGCAATATCAAGATTCCACACCCGTTTTTTCAGTTGCTTGTCAACCAACAGGCCCAGTACATGCTTTCCGGCAAGGATGGGTTTGTGAAATCCGATATTCCGGAACTGCAAACCGAGCTTGACGCCTATTTCAATGAAAACGAAAGTTTTCTTGCAGAATTGTACGGCTTGATTTCCGGCGCTATCGCCAAGGGTTGGGAATATATGTACGCCTACAAGGACGAAAAATTCCGGACGGCGTTCAAGGTGGCCGACAGTATCGGCGTCGTGGAAGTAAGCAAGCGGGAATCCGGGGACGGCAACGCCTATATTATCCGCTGGTATATCGACCAGATAACCAAAAATGACACCACCGTCAAGCGGATCGAGGTATGGAGCAAGAAAGAAACCTGGTACTACCGGCAGGAAGGAAGCGGCGGCATTGTCCCAGACGATTCCGTTTCCCCGAACCCCCGCCCCCATATCATCTATCAGGAGGACGGGGACGAAAGCACATACTGCGACAATTACGGCTTGCTACCGTTTTTCCGGCTGGACAACGGCAAGAAGCGGTTTAGCGGCTTGAAGGTCATTAAGCCGCTGATTGATGACTATGACCTGATGAACGCCGGACTATCCAACAACATTCAAGACACGAACGAGGCGCTTTACGTCGTTAAGGGCTTCGAGGGCGACAACCTGGACGAGCTGCATTTCAACGTTCGGACGAAAAAGCTAATCGGTGTACCCGAGGGCGGCGGCGTGGAAATCCAAACCGTGAATATTCCGGTAGAGGCCCGAAAGGCGAAAATGCAAGAGGACGAAAAGAACATTTTTCGTTTTGGCCAGGGCGTGAACACCGAGGCCCTAAAGGATACCAGCGCCACAACGTCCATTGCTATCAAATCCGCTTACGCAAACCTTGACCTTAAATGTGACGGCCTGTTGCCGTTCCTTCTAAAGTTCATGCGAAAGCTCTTAAAGCTTGTGTTGAAGGAGATCAACGACACGAATGAGACGTCTTATGAGCAGAAGGACGTCTACTTCAATTTCACCCGGCAGATCATCACGAATGCAAGTGAAAACGCCCAGATTGACCTTACAAAGGCCCAGGAACAGCAAGTAAAGGTTACCACTATCCTGAATATTGCGTCCATTATCGGGCAGGAATTGGCCGTGCAGCTGATTTGTGAGGCTCTAGACCTGGACTATGACGATATCAAGGACAAGTTGCCAAAGCTGGAAGAAGACCCGGCAGCGGCGGCCCAAAGCCTCCTAGACGGTATAGCCTAAGGGTGATGTGATTTGAACAAGTGGGAAATTGAAGTGCAAAAATCCCTCCTGCGAAGCGAGGCGGCGGCTATTAAGGCCTTGGAAGCCCAGTACAAGCAGGCGTTAACCGAGGTCAAGCGGAAAGTGCAGGACTTTCAGGCGGAAATAGATATGCTGGATGCGGCGGCGAGCCAGGACGGCATAGACGATGCTACCCGGGCGCTGCTGCTGTCACAGAAGCGGTCTAAAATCTACCAGAAGCGATACCAGACGGCCCTACAGGGCCAGATTTCGGCTATTCTGGATAAGATGCACGGGGACAATTACAGCACCATACAGGGCTATCTAAAGGACTCATACGAAAGCGGCTATGTGGGCACCATGTACGACATGGCTAAGCAGGGGGTGCCGGTCATTGTCCCGATAGATCAGGCGGCGGCAGTTCGGGCTATCCTGACAGACAGCAAAGTGAGCAAGGGTCTTTATAACCGCCTGGGCGTGGAAGTATCCGGTCTGAAACGGAGCATTACCCAGGAAATCAGCAGGGGTATTTCTGTTGGTATGTCGTATGCGGATATCGCCCGGAACATTGCCAACGTCTCCCGGGCCCCGTTATCCCGGACAATGACCATAACCAGGACGGAAGGGCACAGAATCCAGCAAGCTTCCACCGTGGACGCCCAACAGGCCGCAAAGGCCAAGGGTGCCGACGTGGTGAAGCAGTGGGACGCAACGCTTGACGGCAACACCCGGGATTCCCACAGGGCCGTTGATGGGGAAATCCGGGAGCTTGACGAAAAGTTTTCCAATGGCCTGATGTACCCCGGAGACCCTTCCGGGCCCGCCGCTGAGGTTATCAATTGCCGGTGCACGTCGAACACCCGGGCCCGCTGGGCACTGGATGAAGACGAGTTAAACACCCTGAAAGAGCGGGCGGAATTCTTTGGACTGGATAAAACGGAGAATTTCGAAGAGTTCAAGGCAAAGTACCTTGATGTATCAGACCAAATTGTAAAAGCGGAAGCAGACACCCCATCAAAGAACATAAATGGTGACACAATCATTTTTGATGATAAGTTGAACAATAGAAAATGGAGTGAATCTGTTAAAGCTATTAAGCAGCTTTCGAATGAATATGATACGAGGCTTTACAAAGTGACCGCTGGTGCAGACAGAGGTGGTGGCACTGTTGATATGGGTGGCCTTATGCGGCTCTCCTCTAACGCCCCTGATATAGCATACCATGAATTTGCACATTCCATGGCTATGGAAGCCTTGACAAAGTACAAAGTCGTGGACGATTCGGCATTCTGGAAAGAAATAAAGGCGGTAAGGCGGGCGTATATGAAAGATGTCGGGGATGATACTGCCCGATGGATAAGCACCTATGAACATGGATCACGTTCTGTGGATGAATTTTTCGCAGAAGCCTTTGCACAAGCCAAAATGTCACAACTTGGCCTTTCACTTCCTGAAAAATACGGAACTGATTTGACCTACTCCAATAAAGTCCTTGAAATCGTTGACAAATATTTCAAGAAACCACTTGAAAATTCTGACAACGGTGGTAAAATTAAAATTGGAGTTCAGTTCTTCGCAAAAATGCCGGAGGAAAAATTCACAGCATATGCGTTGAATCCACAAAAGGCACCAGATAAAGCAAAGGCTTTCAAGAATGCTTTGGGTTACGACATGAGCAACTTCAAAGACCTGATTCAAAATATCAACGATCATATTGACGAAAGCAAATTTGTTGAAAAAGACGATATCGGTTATGGTATGCGCTATGAATATGTGGTTGAGCTTGAAGGGCCGAACGGTAAAAAGGCAAATGTTTTGACTGCCTGGATTCAGGACGGTAAAGATAAGCGATTGACAAGTGCCTATGTAACAGAAAAGAAGGTGACAAAATGAAAATCAAACAGTACGATAGAGTTCTTCTCAAAGATGGGGATTACGCATATATCGTGGAGATTTTCGGAGACGGCAAAGACCTTCTTGCCGATGTAGACAGAAAAGAGGGTACCGAAACAGAGTGGATAAAACCTGATTCCGTTGAAAAAATAGTTGATTAAAGCACTGTGCATTCGCATGGTGCTTTTTTCATGTCCAAACGTGCACAAACGCACGGCGTGTGTTTCTATGAGTTTACCGTGCGTTGCAACCATTTTCGTGAGGTCACGAAAATGATACCCCGTAAATCCGTAAAAAGGCAGTTGTTGCAGAATACGCAACAGCTGCTTTTTATATTTCAAAACCCGAAAGGAGCAAACAAAAATGATCGATTTGACCCCCATTGTGAACGCCCTGATTACCCTTCTGGGGCTGCTGCTAACCACGTTCCTGATTCCCTATATCAGGGTCAAGCTGGGCACCGAAAAGCTGTCCCAGGTGAAGAAGTGGGTGGCTATTGGCGTAAAGGCCGCCGAAATGATTTACACGGATTCCGGCATGGGTGACGTAAAGAAGCAGTACGTCCGAAAATTCTTGGAATCCAAGGGTTACCAGTTGGATATGGACACCATCGACGCACTGATTGAAGCAACCGTCCGAGACATGAAAAATGAAGTCTTCGAGATTTCGGCGGTGCCCAGTCTGCCCGAGGATGAAGACGAAGAGCCCGAAGAGTAACACCCATATAGCGCCGGTTACGGCTTGCCCGCTGAAAGCCGACAATTTCATAGCGATTAAAGCCGGGGTATCCCGGCTTTTTTCATGCCCTGAACATGGCGCTTAAACTGTTCAACATTTTGTCTTTGCGCCGGACGCTTAAACGGGCGCTTGCTTGTGGAGGGCACCACGCTTAAAAACGGCAGCAAGAAAGGAACGTAAACCATGGAATTTCTGAAAGAGATTTTGGGTGAATCCCTGTATACACAGCTGGAGCAGGCGCTGAACGCCTACAACGGCAACGAGGCCAACAAGGACAAGCAGGTCAAGCTTGCAAACCTGAGCAGCGGCGAATACGTCGGCAAGGGCAAATATGACGGCCTACAGACCCAGCTTGACAGCAAGGACGCCGAACTGACAGCGGCCAACAATCTGATTGCCGAACTCAAAAAGGGTACCAAGGACAATGACGGGCTTCAAACGAAGATTACCGAGTATCAGACCCTTACGGACACGCTCCAGAAAGAGCTTGAAAAGACCAAGATTGAAAACGCTATCCAGCTGGCCCTCCGGGATGCAAAGGCGCTTGATCCTGATTATTTGGCCTACAAGCTTCACGAGAAGTACAAGCCCGAGGAATTGACGCTTGACGAAAGCGGCAAGATCAAAGGCATTGATGATAAGCTTTCCGGCCTGAAAACCCAGTTCCCGGGACAGTTCGAGAAGGCCGGTAGTAAGAAAGTCGTTGTCAACGAGCTGAACGAGGGCAAGGACGGCGAGGACGAACCCAAGAATTTGGCAGACGCACTCCAGATGGCCTATGAGGCCAAAAATGAATAAGAAATGAGGTATTAAGTTATGGCTATGACCCTTGCACAGATGAAGGAAGGAATGAGCGACAAGGTTTCCCAGAAGATCGTGGACATTTTCCTTCGGGAATCTGAAATTCTTCAGCTGCTTCCCTTTGATAATTGCGTTTCCCCTCAGGGCGGCTCTACCCTGACCTACGCATACATTCAGAAGAAGCTCCCCTCCGTGGCCGCTTTCCGTGCGCTGAACACGGAGTACACCCCCAACGAGGCAACCGTGGAAAAGAAGACCGCCGATTTGAAGATTTTCGGCGGCAAGTTCCAGATTGACCGGGTGCTGAACCAGGCCAACGGCAAGTATAACAATATGGCCTACCAGGTGGAGGAAAAGGTGCTGTCCGCTATCAGCCTGTTCCACTACACCCTGGTGAACGGCGACGCAACCACCCACGAAACCGAGTTTGACGGCCTGGACAAGATGCTTGCCGGTACCTCCACCGAGTACAACACCGGGGCCGTCATTGACGTGTCCGACATGACCAAGTTGAAAGCCAATGCCGACCAGTTCTATGAGCAGCTGACGCTCCTGGTTAAGAACACCCGGGCGGACGCACTGCTGATGAACAACGCAATGATTACCAAAATCCAGACCTTGGCCCGTATCCTGGGCTACAAGACCGAGACTGAGGAAGCTTTCGGGCGGAAGGTTACCAGCATGGACGGCGTTCGGTTCATGGATTTGGGCAAGAACTACACCGTCTCCGGCACTACCGTGACCGGCAACGACTGCGTTAAGTCCGGTATCAGCCGCACCATTGCGGGCGGTTCTTCCGCAACCACCGGCATTTCCGACATTTACGCCGTCAAGTTCGACATTAACGACGGTTTCCACGCCGCTTCCCTGACCGGTGACAGCGCTATTCACAAGTATCTTCCCGATTTCGACACCCCCGGCGCTGTCAAGAGCGGTGAGGTTGAAATGGTGGCTGCTACCGTGTTGAAGAACACCGCACACGCTGGCGTTCTGCGGAATATCAAGATCATCTAAGGAGGGAAAGAACATGGCAGCGAAAAAGACTGGTGCCGTTTCCGGCTACAAAATCAAGGTCAAGGATAATCCCAAGTTTTGCGGCGTAGGCGCTGGCGGCGTACAGTTTGCCTACGGTGAAGCCCAGATTTCCGGGGGCCGTATGGCGGACTGGTTCCGGGAGCATGACGGTTACGAAGTCACCAAGATCATGGCGGAAGATGCCGCTTCGGCTGAATAAGGCGGTGCCGCTATGCTGATGACCGTTGCAGAGCTGCGGCAGATTGTGGCAACGGATGAAATGGATCAGGCGCTTGAAGCACGTCTCCAGGCGCTTGAACTGTTAATCCGGGCCTATACCAACAACAATTTTCAGAAGCGGGCGTTTCGGGCGGTTGCGGTGGCCGTAGCGGCTGGAAATCAGCTGATAGCCCCAGCTACTATCCCGTTCAAGGCAGGGGATACCCTGGAAATCACGGAATCCGAGTATAACGCCGGACTGTTCACCATTAACGGCATTGACGGCCAGACCATGACTGTGAATGAGCCCTTGTGTGATGAATCCGGCGTTGTTATCACGAAAGTGGCATACCCGGCAGACGTGAAACTGGGTGCCGCTAGAATGCTCCAGTGGCAGCTTGAAAACGGTGATAAAGTCGGCGTACAGTCTGAGACCATTTCCCGGCACTCTGTGACCTATTTCAACATGGACGGGGATAATTCCACCATGGGTTTCCCAAAGTCCTTGTTGGGCTTCCTGCGGCCTTACAGAAAGGCCAGATTTGGGCAGGGGTTGCGGGTATGATCGGCGGAAATGTGTATGCGGTTATCCAGTGCAAGACCACGGAAACCGACGAAATCGGGGCCCAGGTGGAAGCCTGGGCAGACGCCCAGACGGTGCGGGGCTGGCTGGATTTGTCAGAAACGAATAACAGCACGGCCTATAGCAAGTACAACGCCAAGATTCAGGAATCCACCCATGTTTTCACGTCTGATTATGTCAAGCTGAATGACGTTATCACCGCTGAGAATGCCCGTGCCGTCATTGACGGAAAACGGTACGATATCACAATGATTGATGATCCCATGGGGATGCACAAGCAATTGGAAATCTACCTAAAGTACACAGGGGGCCAATAATGAGCGTTGAATTTCGTGATTTCAGCTTACAGGTCAAGGCCGCACTGGATGACAAGACGGAACAGTTCTTGGAAGAGGCCGCTTCCGAGATTGAGAGTGCCGTCCGTAGAAATTCCCGTGTTTCTTCCGGCCAGCTGAAAGGCAGCTGGGCGCACGTTGTCGATAAAAAAGAGGCAACCATAGGAAGCCCGCTGCAAAATGCGGTTTGGGAGGAATACGGAACCGGTGAATATGCAGTCGGTGGTGACGGCAGAAAGGGCGGTTGGGTCTACTATGATCCACTGTATGGCAAGTTCCACTTTACCCGTGGCAAAACGCCAAACAGAACCCTTCAACGGGCCTTTGAAAGCTGTAAAAATGCTATCATCAACCGGGCAATAGAAATTTTCGGGGAGCTGGGCAAATGACAAAGAACGTTTTGAAAGTCGTGAAAGCGGCCATGCAGGAAATGGGGCTGGAATACAGCTTTAAGCGATTCCGCAAGCGACCGGAATACCCTTATTTCGTCGGGACATACCTGGAGACCGACCCGCTGGACGAGGACGGCTTGCAGGAATGTACCTTTATCCTTGACGGGTTCGCCCGTGGCCCCGGGGCAGAAAGTGCGCTGGAAGCGGTAAGAGAGCAGATCAGAAACTATTTCACATATTTAGGAAGGGCGTTCACGTTCGATGACGGCACGGTGTGTGTTATCGCATACGGGAACGCCCAACCTATTCCGACAGATGATGCGGAATTAGACCGCATTCAAATAAATCTTACAGCAATGGAATGGAGCGTGAGTTAATGGCTATTTTTGGCAAGTCCGGTGTTACCGCTAAGACCCCCGGCAACATCGTTTTCGGTGCCGGTACGATTCACAAGGGGCTGAAGTACGCTGGTAGTTCCTGGAACTTTGCGGAATCCCTGGTGGGCGCAACCAACGGCGGTTCCAAGTTCACTATCACCCCGGAAGTCACCAACATTGAGGTTGACGGTATCGGCGTGAAGTCTAAGGGTATGGCCCAGAAGACCGGCGAAACGGCAACCATGGAAATCAATCTGGCCGAGTTGACGAAAGAAGTCATTCAGGCGGCAACCCTGGGCCAGCTGGGCACGTCTGAGGATTCCACCTATGACGTGATTGAATCCAAGACGGAAATTGCAGAGGGCGATTATTGGGAGAATATCGCCTTTGTGGGCAAGACCCTGGGCGGCAAGTACATTATTGCCATCCTAGAAAATGCCCTTTGCACCTCTGGCTTTGAACATGAGGGCAAGAACAAGGAGGGTTCGGCTGGTAAGTACACCTTCGAGTGTTACGCCGAATTCGGCGATTCTACCGACCAGGACACTTTGCCTTGGCATATCTACTATCCAAAGGCAACCTGATACAAGGCCGGGGAAACCCGGCCTTAAATCAATCTCAAACCAATAAGAAAGGGTTTTTACAATGAGCGAAGAAAAAGCCTATACTCTGCGAGATTTGACGGCAGAGGATGTGTTTCCCATGTTCAAGATCATTTCCGGTATCGGCCTGAAGGAGTTCAAGGACGCATTTTCGGCGGATGACGTGAAAGCCGCCGTTACCGGTGGCGAAAACGGAGAAAAGCCGGACGCAACAACGCTAGGCATTACCATTGCCGTGAACATTGCGGACGTAATTTTTGCCAATCTGCCGAAATGCAAGAACGACATTTACAAGATGCTGTCCGGGCTGTCCGGTATGAGCTGCAAGGAAATTTCCGAAATGCCGATTGCGGAATTCATGAACATGGTGGTTGATACCATCAAGAAAGATGAATTCAAGGATTTTTTTCAGGCTGCTGCAAGGCTATTCAAATAGGCGATATTCGCTTCATTGACCTGCTCTTCCAGCGGTATTCCGACCCGCTGACCCTGGTGAATCTGATGATTCGCACGGGACGGCTAAGTGAATTTGTCGATGAAGTAGTCACCATACGAAACGAGGAAGTGGAAGATCAAGCCCTTTGGGAATGCTGGTTGCATAAGGACTTTGAACGTTCGTTTGCGGACTACAGGGAAGCCGTAGCACAAAACACTACGGCAGAAGCCAGCGAAGAAGACCTTGCCGATATCATCAAACAATCCCAAGCTATTTTGTCCTTTGTGCCACCTGAAGAAGGATAGTAGATTTTGATTTGTAGCCCCGCTGGGTTTGCCTGGATTCCGGGGCACTTGTCGGGGAACTGACCCCGGCTATTGACTATCAACTTTCTAACCGCTGGACACACGCCCAGAGGGGGGAACACACGATAGAAGATCATTCCTTCAATGGTCTTCTATTATTTTATCTTCACAGGAAGAAGGTGAAGACCATTGACCGTATTTGAACTCTTGGGAAAGATTTCCCTTGATTCAAGCGATTACGATAACGGAATTGACAGTGCGAAGCAAAAAACGTCAACTTTTGCGGAAGTTTTGAAAGCAAACCTGGCCGGTGAAGCTATTATTGCGGGTGTTAAAAAAGTCGCTAGCGTGGTTGCGGATATCGGTAAAGCCGCCTATGACAGCTATGCAGAGTATGAGCAGCTTGCAGGCGGCGCAGAACTGATGTTTGGTGACGCTTATGAGTTTGTAGCCCAGAAAGCAAAGAACGCCTACAAGACCGTGCAAATGAGCCAGAACGCCTATCTGCAACAGGTAAATGGACTTGCAACCGGCTTGAAAACCTCTATGGACGGCAACGCACAAGCCGCCGCCGAACTTGCCGACAAAGTTATTACAGCTGAGGCGGATGTCGTGGCAGCAACGGGCAATTCCCAAGAAGCCGTGCAAAATGCCTTTAACGGCATTATGAAATCCAACTATACCATGCTTGACAATTTGCAGCTGGGCATTACTCCCACAAAAGAGGGATTCCAGCAGCTTATTGACACGGTAAACGAGTGGAACGAGGAAAACGGCAAAGCCACAGAGTACACCATTGACAACCTAGCGGATTGCCAAGCCGCACTTGTTGACTATATCGAGATGCAGGGGCTTGCGGGATATGCGGCAAACGAAGCGGCTGACACCATAGAAGGTTCCACAGCGTCCATGAAAGCCGCATGGGAGAACCTAGCAACTGGCATGGCCGATGACAACGCCAACATGACGGAGTTGGTACAGAATTTTGTTGACAGCGTATTTGTAGCAGGGAAGAACATTGTCCCTAGGGTAAAGCAAATTGTTTCCGGTGTTGGAACTGCAACAACGGAAGTTATTTCGTATTTGCGGGAAACAAATAGCACAATAGACCTGGTTGTTACTGCCATGGAAGATGTGGCGGTAGCTGCTGCCACGGCGGGTGCGGTGCTTGTTGCCAATATGGCCGGTAATGCGGTGCGCAATATTGCTACCATATTCACGGCAAACGCAACGGCCCTAGAATATTTCACCGCAGAAAGCGGAAAAGCTGCTGTCCAAGAAGCAACCCTGAACGGCGTTTTTTCTGTCAGTGAAATAGTCGTTGGTGTTCTGACTGGAAAGATTTCCCTTGCCACTGCGGCGCAGTACGCATGGAATACGGCTATGGCCGCTAACCCAATCGGGCTTATGGCCGCTACGATTGCCGGTGCTGCGGTGGTAACGAAAAAGCTTGCCGATGCTAGCAAGGATCAGATTCAGGCACTTGCCGGGCAAGCAGAAACGATCGAAGATGCTAAACAGAAATACGCAGACCTGAAAGCGGAACTTGAAGAACTGGAAAACGCCCCTGGTGGTTGGACATATGAACGCACAGCGCATATCCACGGGTTAAAACAGGCCATCAAGGAAGTCGAAGGGCAGATTGCAGAGTTTGAGCAGGTGGAAGAGGAAGCAGCGGAGAAAGCCGCCGAACCGGCAAATCAGTTCAAGGCTACAACCGAGGAATACGCCGCTGCCGCAACAGAGCTTTTGAACAATGTTGCACAGACGTATGAAAACATTTATTCCAAGGTTGACAGCTACTTCCAGCCGTTTGAAAAGGCCAGCGCCACGGTAAAAACCTCCGTTTCGGAGATTATGCAGAATATGCAATCCCAAATTGACTTCAATACGCAATACACGGCGAACCTTCAGTATTTGAAGGAAGCCGGTTTGGGAAGCCTTTCCGAGGCTCTGCAATCCTACGGAAAAGACGGTGCGGCCTATGCTTCTACGATTGCAACGGCCCTTCAGAAGGCCGGTGGAGCAACCACCGAGGAAGGGCAGAAAATTATAGCACAATTCCAGAGCTTGATTACCGGCGTGGATGAATCCAAAGCAAAGCTTACCGATGGACTGACCTTTATGAATGGGCAGTTTGAAACCCAGGGGCAACAGTTGGCAGATGATTACGCCGCAAAAATTAAGGATTTGGACAAATCCGGTGAAGCTTTGGCAGCTGCCCAAAACACAATGAATGGGCTGTTAAGTGGTATCACAAGCGGCACTTCGGGTATCATGACCGCAATGTCTAACCTTGGTCAAAAAATGACATCTAAACTTCAGGCCAGTCTTGGAACGGTTTATATTGATGTTGTAGCAAGGGCTACGGGCGAAATACCCGGCCATAAAAACGGCCTGGATTATGTTCCCTATGACAACTATTTGTCGTACTTGCATAAGGGCGAAGCTGTCCTTACAGCGGCAGAAGCACGGCTTTGGAGAGCTGGAAAGTCTGCTGGTGAATCGTTTGGGCGCAGTGCGGCAACGGATGACAACACCAGCAGTGGGAAAAGCCGTGGCATGACAATCATCCAGAATATCCAGGCGGTTGTCCAGTCTGAAGTGGAACTTGCGGCGGCAACAGAGGCATACTTCACACAAGCGAGGTGGGCAATGTGAAAAATTTCAACAATTTAGCAAAGCTGTTTCGCTATGTGAACGAAAACGGGGATAGCGTCACCTTTGACTTTGCCGGTGGGTTTTTAATCAACAAGCCTACCGGCATTGACACGGTATCCGTTACCCTGTCACAGGCAAAGGGTATCAACCAGACCGGTGCAACAATCCAGAGCAAAAACGTGCAGCCCAGACCCGTGAACATCACCGGTTATCTGGTGGGAGATATGCAAGCCAGAAACAAGGAAAAGCTGCTATTTGTCATCCGGCCTGACCTGGGCGGTAAGCTATACGCCGATGATTACTATTTGAACGTGTATCCCACGGCAACGCCGAACATCGAGCCGAAACGATGGGGCGCACAGTTCCAGTTTTCGCTTTTAGCGGCTTATCCGTATTGGTGCAAGGATGATTCCGCCTCTGTTGCGCTGGCTGGTATTGAACCACTGTTCAAATTCCCCTGGAACATATCAAAGGCGTATCAGTTCGGACGGCTGAAACAAGAGCTGTTTATGAACGTTCCGAACCGTGGACAAGTCCCGGTTCCGTTCACGGCCACATTTACGGCTAGTGGCGATGTAGAAAATCCCAAAATTACCAACGCCGCAACGGGCAAATTCCTGATAGTCAACAAGTCCCTTGTCAGCGGAGAGCGGTTGTCTGTGCAGATTACGCACGACCGGACTTATGTCACATCTTCCGTGGATGGGGATTGTCGGGGTGCGTTGAGCCTGAAAAGCAACCTTTTCCAGCTGGAAGTTGGGGACAACGTATTGAAGCCGGAAGCGAAGAGCGGACTTGCAAATCTGCAAGTTGGCATTGACTTTGCAACGGAGATTGTGGGGATTGCGCTATGAGCTTTGAAATTTACCCTGAAGATTTCCATACCCGGTATGAAATCCGACACGCAATCAGTATTATCATGTCCATCTATTACAACGATATCGGGAAATTGATACTTGTTGCGCCTGTCAGCGATTACAATATTACGGCTCTAAAAGTCGGAAATTTACTGTATGATACTGACAGAAAAGCAACATTTGTGATAGAAAACACGAAGATTGACACAACCACAAACCGGATAACGGCAAACGGGTACACTGCGAATTGGTACTTGAACAAACGCATTATTGCAACCGAGTACCACATGACGAACATTGAAACCGGCGTGTATAAAATGGTGAGCGATAATCTCCGGGGGCTGACAAGAATCCAGATTGCAGAGGCAACCGGGATGGAGGACAAAACAGACAACATCTTCAAAGGCGGCTATCTGCTGGATGAAATCATGCCATTCTTGGAAGAGAAGGGCATAGGCCAGACAATGGAATGGGATTCCGACAATTTGACCCACACATTCCGGCTTTACAAGGGACGTGACCTGACAGGCGGCATTCACGCTATTGTCTTTTCTGAGGAACAGGGCACGGCAAAAGACCTGGTTATCAATGACGATGATTCCACGCTGTGTAATGTGGCGTATGTGCAGGGAAGTCTTGGGAGCAAAGACAATACATTTGTCGTAATTGTCGGAGACGCTGAGGGAGACAGCCGACGTGAAGTGTGGTTTGAAACCGCAGTCAACCAAGAAAATGATGAATCAGTAGCCGATTGCAAAGAACGTGCCCGTGCCTATGGACAAATGGAACTTGGAAAGCGTATCCGACGCAAGTCCTTTTCCGTTTCCATCGACCCGGAAGACCTGGGCAAATATTACGACCTTGGGGACATTGTGTCGTGCGTGTCTGCCCGGTTCGGCGTGTCATTTAATGCCCGGATCACCGGTATCAAGTACACCCTTGACAACAACAAGACCCGGACAGAAATTCTTCTGGGTGACCCTATCTTGACAGCATTGGGGGCTATGAAATTAAATGGCTAATATCAAAAGTTTTCCTAACAATCAGGACGTGTATATTGGTGCTGAAGATGTAATGCGTTGGCACCACGGCAGAACATCCGGCGTATTCGCCGCTGGTGGCAATGCCGCTGTCCGTGCACTGTCTTCCCCCGGCATGGCGGTTGAAGTCACGGACGGAACCGGCTGGATGACGAACGCCGGTGGAAATGGTGTGGTGTGGTGGATTGACAACGAAACGAAAGACGGAGAGAAGCTGAAACTTACCATTGACCCGGCAGACGGTGTATTAAACCGAATTGACCGGGTGATTGTGGAGTGGAAGACCACAAACTATGTGGACTATCCGGAAGTTAAAATCCTGAAGGGAACACCGTCCAGCACTGCGGCGGCTCCAGCACTGACAAACACTAGTATTGTGCGGCAAATCAGCCTTGCCAGAATCTCCGTAGAAGCTGGTGCAACGCAAATCACAGCGGCTGCAATTACGGACGAACGCTTAGACACTTCCGTCTGCGGCATAGTGACCGAGAAAGTCAGCGTTGATACCGGCACCATGCAAAGCCAGTTTGCCACGATGCTGGCCGAAATAAAGGCCCAGGTCAACACTGTTCTTGACGATACCACGGGGCAGGCCCGGAGCGTACTTGACGCAATCAACCAGGAGTTAACAGACCTGGAAGCCGGAACGGCGGTGGAGTTGAAGAAGCTGGTTTTTGCGAATACCACTGTCCCGGTATCGGCCTTTGTGTCTGATAACACATATCAGGATTATCCTTTCAGGGCAGCGGTGACGCTTGCGAATGTGATTGCGTCCATGATCCCAAACGTGGTGTACAGCGTTGCCGCCTTGACGGACAACAATTTTGCCCCGGTGGCGGAGTGCCATAACGGCGGTGTGTATATCTATGTTGATAGCAAGCCGTCCGCACCTGTTAACATCGACACAATTATCTGTTGGAAGGGATGATGATATGTACAGAGGGACAACCCCAACTTTGACGTTCACGCTTCCATTTTCAACGGAAAACATTGACAACGCATATATTACATTTGCCCAGTACGGAACTGTAAAAATCGACAAGCCGTTGCAGGACTGCAAATGTGATGACAACAAGCTTGTTGTCCGCCTGACCCAGGAAGAAACGCTGTCTTTGCGGTGTGATTGCGCTGTTGAAATGCAAATCAGTATCCGGGCGGGTGAAAATGTCATGCGGTCACAGATCATTTCAACGACCGTGGAGCGTATCTTGAAGGACGGTGAAATTCCGTGAGTTTCGCCGTTACATTCAGCCAGACACCGGAATTCGCCGTGCAGCTGGATGGGGGAAACACTTTCGGGGCGGAATACGACGAAAGCTTTGTTATGTCATCTAGCTATAACGACCTAAAGGACAAGCCCACCCTGAACGGCAAGACGATTCAGGGAGCCATGGACGAAGAAGACCCGACCGTTCCGGACTGGGCAAAGCAACCGACAAAGCCGGGGTACAGCGCCGAAGACGTCGGCGCTATTCCGGCTGATTCCGCCCTGGGCGAGGCGGATTTAGAATACATGTGGGATACCACAGAAATCTAATTTTTACGGAGGAAAAAAGCATGAGTGAAGTATTGGGTAAATCTTGGGGCACCGCACTGATTACGAAGGTCAAAGCGGCACTGAACAACAAGGTAGAAAAGGTATCTGGTAAGGGCCTGTCTACCAACGACCTGACCGCCGCTCTGAAAACCAGCTATGACGGGGCCGTTACCGGTGTAGCCGACCTGAAAAAGGTAGGGGCAGAGAAAAATAAGATTGTCGGCGTAAAGGTCAACGGCACTGCCCTAACCATTGATTCCACCCGTAATGTGGACGTGACCGTTCCCACTGATGCCCAGATCGGCGAGAAAATCGAGGGCTACGGATACCAGACGGCAGACCAGGTGAATACCGCTATTGGCAACAAGGGCTACCAGACCGCTGCAAACGTCAAAAGCACGGTTGAGGGTTACGGCTATCAGACGGCGGCACAGGTGGAAACCAAAATCACCGGCAAGGGGTATCAGACTTCCGCCCAGGTGCAGAGTGCTATCAATAGCGCCCTGTCCGGCGTGACCGGCATTGACATCAAGGTTGTGGAATCCCTGCCTACCACCGGCGCAAAGGGCATTATCTACCTGGTTGCCCACACTCACGGAACCGGTGACAGCTATGATGAATACATCTGGCTTGCCGACAAAAAGACCTTTGAGAAGATCGGCAACACGGATGTTGACTTGTCCGACTACCTCAAGGCCGCCGATATCACGGAGCTGACGGAAACCGACCTGAATACCATGTGGGGCGCATAAAGGGGGTAGTGAGCCATGGTAACGCTGACCGAAGGGGCCGTTAAATGGCTCATTGCGAAAGTCAAGGCGACGGCAACAGCAGCGGGGAAGAAATACAAGAATATTCAAATCCCGGCATCCGCATGGCGGGAAGAAGAAACCGAAAACGGTTATCACTATGCGGCAGATATCCAGGCCCAGGGCGTGACAGCGGACGAAGTTCCGCTTGTCATGTTCTCCGGGGATACTGGCGGACTGGAGACTATGTGTGTTTCGGGCGCTGACACGGTGACCGTGTACGCCGACGCTATCCCAAACTACATTGTTACCGTGCAAAGCATAACCACATTATAGGATGGTGAAAATATGATTGGAATTACGAATGCAGGCGGCAGCGGTGCCGGGTGCAAGCTGACCGTTACGGCCCCCGTTGGTGCCGCTATCACCGTGACGAACACGGCGGGAAAGGTCAAAAGTAAGACTGTCGGGGCCAACGGCTTGGCGGTATTCCGGGGCCTGACAGAAGGGAAATGGACGATTACCATTTCCAACAGCACGGAAACGGCCAGCAAGACGGTGGAGATCAAAGAGGATTACAGCGCCGAAATCACGTTCTTCAGCGCAACCATCAACATTGCCTATCCGGCTGGCCTGGCCTGTACGGTCACGGACGGCGTGACAACCCTGAATGCCCCGGACACCAGCGGCACATGGGACTGCGTTGTGACGGAGGCGGGCGAATGGACGGTGAAGCTGAGCACCGGCTTTGCGGAGAAGGTGACGGTTGGAGCCAGCGGCGAGAGCCATACGGTGAACAAGTGGTATGTGTACAAGGATGGAGATCAGTATACAGACCTAACCGGGGGATGGGTTAAACAATCAGGAACCGCAAGTATTACCTTTGGAGATAATATGATAACGATTGACTCCAAAACCTCTACAAATCAGCCCAAAGGAAAGGTTCATACCACCAATTCCCTTAACCTTTCTGGATTTACCAGTCTAAAGGCCAATATAACCATCAAACAGTATAATGCTACAGTTAGTTCCGCTAGTGCTGGAGTACATAACTCCAGTGGAAAGGATTTGGCCAGTACCTCCACAAAAAGTGATGCAATTGTATCAGTTGATATCAGTAGCATAGAGTCGTTATCTGAGATTCATCCGTTCTTCTATGAAAATGCGGCTAAGGCTAATTTGTTACAAATGTGGCTGGAGGTGTGACCATGACTATCTACATTGACGCCGATTACAAGTGCCACACCGCCCCTGGGGATGGCCTGACAGCAGTTGAGACGGGTGTATTTGACGGGATGTGTGCCGTCTATATCCAGGGATACCGCTTTGTGCCTGCTGGACAGACCTGGACACGACCGGACGGCGTAACTTTCCAGGGCGAAATGGTATCACCCTGGAAGCCCTGGGGGGAGCTGGATAGTGCCCAGAGGGCCTATGAGCTGGAACAACTGGAGAGCCTGACCGCACAGAATGCCGAGCTGCTGGACGCTATGGCAGCTATGGTAGAGGATGTCTACAATCAAGACGTATCGGAAATTGGGGGGGAGTAACGGTATGTTTACCGTATCCATAAATATTTTTAATTGGAGGAAATTTGTTATGTACAAAAGCATGAAAATCCTGATTACCCGGCATTTTTACAAGACTGGTGAAGCCGCTCAGAAGAAGCTTGATGTATTCTTCGCCGTCAATCGTCTGACGGATGAAGAATACACCGAGCTGACGGCCCTGGTGGAAACCGTGTATGCGGATGAGAACGGCGGCTAAGGGCTGGTGGTTCTGGCCCCGCCCATGCTGGTGGGGGCTGTCCATCGGATTCGTGGCTATTTCCACGTCACCCTACAATAAGGGCGACTGTTGCACAGACGGCGGCAAGACGTGGCGAAGCACCCAGAACGGCAACGTCTGGGCCCCTACGGCGTACCCCGCCGCATGGGAAGAGGTGGAAGCGTGAAACGTGCGGGGGAAGTAGCCCTTCTGTTTCTGCTTTCGCCGTTCCTGTTGATCCTGTTGTCTATTGGCTTTATCGACCTAGCGCTACATGGACGCAGAAAATAACGCAAAAGGGGGCCGGGAAACCGGCTCCCTTTATTTTTTAAGGAGAATTACTATGACTATCAAGCAAAAGCAAGCACTGCTTTGTTATCTTGGATACTACACCGGTGGGATCGATGGCAGCTGGGGGGCCGGGTCTATTGCGGCCACTAAGGCATTCCAGACAGACGCCGGTCTGACCGTGGACGGTGTAGCCGGGTCTGACACCGAAAAGGCCCTGAAAAATGCCGTCGCTAATGGGATGCCGGAGAAGAAGCAAGAGACCGTTTCTGACGGCTCCACGGCGGCCACAACCGGCACTTTTTGGGATGACGTCAAATATTTCAAGCGGGACGAATTCCGCTGTCCATGCGGCAAGTGCGACGGCTTCCCGGTAGAACCCAAGGAAGCCCTTGTCCGGCAGCTGGTAAAGATCAGGGAGCATTTCGGGGCACCTATCACCATTGTACCCCTACCGCCCGCAAACGCCCACGCCGGGGGCTCTGGCGTCCGCTGTCAGGCCTATAATGACTCGCTGCGGGGCAGCGTGAAGAACTCCCGGCACGTCCAGGGAAAGGCGGCTGATATCATCGTTTCCGGCTTCTCCGGCAGCGCCGTGAAAGCCTACTGTGATAGCCTGGTGAAATCCGGGAATCTGCGATACTGCTACATCATCGGCGGCGGAAATTCCGTCCATGTAGATATTCTGTAACTTAAAAGGGGGAGGTCTAACGGCCTCCCCCTTTTTTGTTTAATCTTGTGTAATTGTATAAGTACATATTGCACTAGATAAATTGATAAAATTTGTCTATTCCGCCTATTGAATGTACTTGAACAATGGTATATAATAATACCAGTAAGGCAGAGGAAAACAACCTCTTATGAAAGGAAGTGAGGAATTGGACAGTATGACAACAGCAGAACTCAATCAGTATCTTGAAACCATTGCAAAGCTGATTGAAGCCACGGCCAAGAGCCCGGATGAAGCCGCCGAAATCGTCCGAGACAGTAAGGTCAAGGCATAAAAAGTAGCGGCCGCCCCGACAAGAACGCCGCTACTCCACCACAGAAGGTGCGCCGGGAGCCTTACCCCAGCCACCTTCATTTTATATCCAAAAGAAGAAAAAATCAAGGGGGAAAAACCAATGGGAACCGCTAGAACCAGGGCAAACAATAAATGGAATGCAAAGGCCTATGACAGGATCAATTTAACCGTGCCAAAGGGGCAGAAGGAAACCATTAAGGCCTACGCTGAAAGTCGGGGGGAATCCATGAACGGTTTTATTTGTAAGGCCATAGAACAGGCCATGGAAAAGGAAAAAGAAAGCCCCTAAAGGGGCAGCCCGAAAAGAAGTGCGGTTGGCAAGTTTTCGGGGCTCCTTTAGGGGGAGGGCCGGCATAAAATCCCTCTATGGTTTAGCCGAAGGTTTAGAGTTATTCTGCTACTAATCGTATAACGTATAATTTGACTATAATTTATCCTCCTTTACTTTTTTTGCCGCAACATAGATTAGCTTTGCAACGGAAATTGCGATAAAAAAGACAGCTAGTTTATAAATCATGCTTGACGCTGAAGCAGAAAAGGAGTATAATCCGGGGTGGATGGGTTTCCACCCACCCCAGATATTTCGCTATAGCTTGCTTACGAACAGTAAAACAATGCCAACAAGTAGGTCCATTAGGGCGCTCAAGAGGATGGTTGCGACATCCGGCGCTTTTTTGGGCCTGTCCTTTTTCTGCCCCATAGCTTTCTGCCCCCTTTCACCAGATTCTGACGTCATTATAGTATATGGTTAAGCATATGTCAAATGCGAATATTATACAAAAGTTAACCATATATTTTATCTATTTTATATCTGGTCAATCCTATATATCTGTGTTAAAATGTATACAATAAAAATTGGGGGTGAGATAATGCCAACAGACGCACAAAAACGGGCGTCGGCCAAGTACCAAAGAACAAGGATTTCAAGCCTAGCTTGTAGAGTGAAAAAGGATCAAGCCGAAAAATTCAAGGCATATTGTGTTAGCATTGGCAAAACGTCAAATGCCGTTATCCGTGATTATGTTTTTGAGTGTATCAAGGAAAAAGAAAACGGGCAATAAGGCAACAAACAAAAATGGAGGGGTGTTTCCCCTCCATTTTTTACTTTTTATAGATTTTATATGTTCGACCTGATTTTTCACGAGTTATCACGTTTCCTTGTTCAAGGTTCCGTAATAGCTTTGATATGTCATCCTTTATAATAGGATCGAACATTTTTATTAAGTCCGTCTGAAGTATTCCGTCATTTTCTACTATCTTTCTCATTACTTCAGGCCCGATATTTTTCAGTAGTTCTTCACGCTTAATAAGTTCTGGCGCTTGTTGCTTCAATTCCTGGTATTCTGCAAACTGTTTGTTGTACCACTGCGTTTCAATGATATTTTCGCAGAACCACTTAAAGTGGCATTCCCCTGATTCCTTGCATAAAACAGCAATATGGCTTATTTCATCAAAATATTTCCGGTACGCTTCTATTTTTTTAGTAGTTGTTGTAGCGGTGTAAACATCTCTCCATAGTGCATCAATTTTTTGATTCTGTTCGTCAACAAAATCCTTGTAATACGCAACCCAACCAAACGGCAATTCCCCGTTTGGTGTCAGCCTTTGCAAATCTTCACCGAAAGAGTTTTTTCCTTTTTCAACCTTTCCGCTGATAACCTCTGAAGAAACGGGAATATTTGCAATTTCGCCTAAATCGTCCGCCTTTTCCGAGCTGGAAACTACTCGCTCTGCATCGTTCTTGTTTGTAACATGCCTGGTTGTATGCTTTTTCTTAAAAATGTCAAATAGCCCCATGAAATCCCCCCTATGACAAGTTAATATGTTCATAGTAACTTTACAATTCAGAAAAGCAACAACAAATTGGGAACAATGTGATTACAAAAAGACACGCCCTGCCAATTAAGGCAAGGCGTGTTTTCTGGTTTGGACGAAAACCATTCCTATGACGGTAATCATGTTCGGATTTGCGTCCAATGGTGACCCGCTGGAGATTCGAACTCCAGACCCACTGCTTAAAAGGCAGTTGCTCTACCGACTGAGCTAGCGGATCGTATTTGGCTGGGATGGCCGGATTCGAACCGACGCATGTCAGAGTCAAAGTCTGATGCCTTACCGCTTGGCGACATCCCAATGTTGAAGCGTCATCCTTTGCACGGACACTGGGTATTATACCATGAAACATAGGATTTTGCAATCCCTTTTTTCGGATTTTTTCC